AACTTAACATCAACGCTATTTGTTTGATTAGATAAAATATCTAATAACTTATCAGCACCAGCGACCATTTCTAATTCTTCTTTATCGCCTTGCCATTCTGGTAACACAATGTACCATTTATTATTCTTTTCTTTTTCGAATTTAAAAGTTTTTGCTTCCATTTTTTTCTTTTTTTAATTTATAAAACAAATTTATGAAATTATTTTAACTTATCCAAATCTTTTTTATCAAAAGTTATTTTTATTTCAGTAAATAGACTCATAATCATAATTATTGTCGCTAAAAAATCCATATCACCAGCAAATAATAAAATTGCTAACGTCATCTTTGGTGCATACCAAGCACCTAATAACAAAAACACACCAATACAACACAAATAAAACAACTCCAACATATTTTTTTTTATTATAATACAACAATACTACCCCATATACTATAAAGTATAAGACATATTATAATAACCCAACTTAAAAATGGTGATTGTTCATAAAAGTTAATTGGGTTTTCATAACCAAAAAAGAATCTTACAAGTCTATTTTTCATAATTTTAATTTTTCTTTACCATAACAGTAGAATAAAAATATCTCTTTTTTCCTTTAATTTTAATTCTATCTTGAAGGAAACCAATTTTATATGGTAAAATTTCTTCAATTATTCCAGTTTCCAACCCTTTACCAAATACATAATAAACAGTATCACCAACCTTCAAAAGATTACCTTCAATATCAACAATACCTTGATAATATTGAATATTAAAATGAGACATATTACCATAATTTTTTTTATACTCTCCAATCAATGATTCATCAGTAGGTGTTGGTAAATTATTTAATATTTTTTCTCGTTCACTCCATTTCATAAATTTATTTTTTAGTAGCCAAGAGAGGACTCGAACCTCTATGAACTATAGTTAATGTTAGTTGGCACTCTTAACGAGGACACGTCTTAATATTTTCATTAACCTTATTGGAATGTGCTACGTGTCTGCTTGTTTATCCAACTTGTATATCGTAACCTCCTACCCATTCCATTCTCATCGACTTTAATTTAGCGTCTCCCTTTCCGCCACTTGACTATGTATCTGTCTCTCCAGATTGTCACCTACTTTTAAGCCTCTAAGTTTTCGTTCTTGTCAAGGTGAGGCAATTAATCACGCTGTGATTGTTGTTAGGACTGGATTCGAACCAGTAAGATAGATGGGATACTCGTTTATCACATTTCCTCCATTCTATCACGTAGCTTACACCACCGTTGCGTCTTTCCAATTCCGCCACCTAACAATAAATCGGATTCTTATTAGGTTATCCGATGTCCCTAGCTAGTTCGAACTTATAGGGGAGAACCGCTCCGTCACCAGCATCTAAATATCTGGGAGAGGTTAAGCGGAACCCAATGTAGTTAGGAAGGGATTCGAACCCTCAACTCTACATGTCATTTCGAGTTTTTCGTTGTCGGAATGCGTTAATGACATATACATTCACAGCTCCATGTGTTTTCCAATTGCACCACCTAACTATCATAACTTTTTTTACACTAGTTACCCCCTTATTCTTCTACAAATGTATAAACTATTTTTCACATTTGCAAATATTTCTTTAAAAATGTCCATGATTCTTACAATTTCCTTTGTGTGTTAACTAGTAAACTCTACTTTCACCAGCACCAGCACGATATTCTAGGTATTCACAACCATCAATAGTAATAACGTTATAATCACCAATCTGTCCACTCTTACTTGACCCTTCAATTGGTTGTTTTGGTCCACATGCTACCATACCCATGGCACATACCATAATAAATAATACTTTTTTCATCTTATTTTAATTTTAATCAAACACATCAATCATTGCTTCAATTATGTCTCCCATAGAATCCATAATAGCACCTCTAAAACTACGTGATAGTATGAATAACAAAACTATTATTCCAATAATCACTAACAAAACTATTAACCAAGTACTCATAACTTAATATTCTTCGTAGGATGTTTCACCTGGTTTCAGACCCAACACATCTTTAATATATCCTTCACCGTTTCTTACAACTTTAAGTCGTTTTTTAGGGCAATTTAATTTAACACCAGTTCTTTCCAATTGAGATATAACATCTTCCATTTCTTCATCAGACATGTTATTAGCTGCTTTCATGTTATCACTTACAAACTTTGATGCAGCTTTTTGTTGTTCACAATTGCAAACATAAACATTTTCTTTTCTAGTTTGGTCCATACATGATACTAAACCACCTAAAACCAATATTAACAATAATACTTTCATAATTATTTATTTTTTAATTTATTTAATTTTGCTTGTGCTTCAGCTAGTTTACGTTCAGCTTCTTTTATAGCATATTCAGCTCTTTGTTTTTCACGTCTAGCTTTTTCTTCTAACTTCTTTTGTTTAGCTTTTTCAACACGTGCTGTTTCGTCAATTACTTCAATACCAGTCACAGTTAACTTAATTAAATCTGGTATTGGATAGTCTGGAAAAGCATTTGCAAACCAAGTGATTGTACCTCTAGCACCACCAGTTTTTCCATAGATTTTAGCTTTGTTGATATCATCAACCCAAGTTGCTCCACCACCTCCGTAACCTTTTGCACGAAAATATTGTCCTTTACTGTTTCTTACAGCGTATAAAATAAGCATATTATTGATTTCCATAATTACTCTCTGATTAATTTATACTCAACTGTATCTACAACAGTTACTTTACTTTTTTGATGGATTGGATTGTTACAAGTTCCTTTATGTGTTCCCCAATCACAATTAGAACCATGAAAATACCCAATATATTGACAACCATCAATTGTTATTTCTTCTACATCGCTACCATTTGTATTTATAATAATACCAGTAGATGTTTTAGTAACATTAGGTTCATTACAACTTACAAGTGTAATTAAACTTACCAATAATAAAACTTTTTTCATATCTTTTAATTTTATAATACAAATGTAAGAATAATTAATCGTTATTCCAAGGATTTATTAAAAATTCTTTTAAAAAAGCAATAATTAATGATATTGGTGATAAAATTACATTCATTACACAATGAAGTCTTCGTTCATCCTCAAAACCTCCAAAATTATAACCTCTATACCACTCACGTTTATGATTTATCCATAAACCCACCACTATCCAAATAAAAATAGTCATTATAATAATTGTTATTTCCATTATATTTTATTTTAATTTAAAACCAACCTGGAGTTTCTCTATTTTTCCAGTTGGCAAAGCCTTTCTTTTCTTGTCTGTAATATTCTCTATATGATGCAACTGCATCGCCTACTTTACATTCGATAGGCATAGCCAAAGCAAATGGAGTAATATCACCTTTCTCTGGTATGTTAGGTTTATGTATTAAACACCATTCAATAACATCTTGAGATTTGTGTCGTTTATCATAACGATGTGTGTATTCAGCGCACAACTCTAAACCTAAATCACATAACCAAATGTAATTCTCATAACACTCACGAGCCCAAATAGCGCATGGGTGATTTTTGTGTGATAACTTATAAGGTATATCATATGTTGATTCTACCATATGATGAACGCCACATAATAATTGTGCGTATTCCACACACATTTTTGTACTATGTTTGTCTACGTGATACTGAGCACATTTCTTAGGGTCTAAATCTAACACAAATATATTCATAATTTTTAATTTTATAATACAAAAGTAATTATAATAAATTAAAAAAACAAATTTTTAACTTTTATTTTGGATTATCTTCATCCTTCATAATTTCACTTATAGATATCACTGTAAAAGTTAATCCCATTATTATAAAAATAATATGTCTAAAACCATAATGTATTGTCGGTGGGGTATCATATCCACAAGCAATATGACGACACATTTTACCACCTTTACATTCCCAATCTCCAAATAATTCTGGATTCATTCCAGGTATAAACGAAGCACCCATAATAATTATGAACACTAATGCTAATTTTAATTTATTTTTTAATTTCATAATTTTTAGTTTTTAATTATTAATTCTTCACCAGTTAAAGCAAAAAACAAGTTTTGAAGTTGGTGAACATATTTAATATTTGGTAACATGCAAGAATGCTTATTTACAGATAATTCAATACCTACTAATCTTTCCCATGATAAATAAGTCCAATCATTGCAAATAGATAATGTTTTCCAACCATTTTCACATTTTTTAAATCCAAACTTTAATAACCATTCTTCTGTTAGTGGTATTGGTCTAATAAATTCATCAAATTGGCTAACACTATTATATTTATCTACATCACAAGAAATAACAGATTTACTGTTTGGAAAATCTCTATCATTTCTTTGTTGAATACTTGTTATAATAAGTGGTTGATTTTTATAATTAGGAAGTAATTCATTTTCAACCATAACATAATTTCCAATCCTTAATTCACTTGCTTTCATATATTTTATTAATTAGTATTTACTATAATACTTCTGATATAATTGTCGCAGAATAAATCTAATAATTCTGCTTCAAAATCAATATTATTTAAAAATTTTTTTGATATAGGTAGATATATGGTTACAAACTCATTTAATAACTTTGTAATTTCTTTAACATTTATTTTATCAAAAATATCATCTTTTATATTATTAGATAAATAAAATTGTTGGTTTTTATCAGTGATTTCATTCTTATCAACAATATATAAAACATCACATATATCCAAAATTATTTTTCTAATACAAGGAGCTAAAAACTGTATTTGTAACAATCCATCATTAAAATCAATCTTATTTAAAAAATATAATAATTTTTCTCTATGAAGACCTTGTTGTTCATACAAAAAACCAACATTTTCCCAGTTAATTTCATTAATTTTATTTTTTTCCATTTTTATTTTTTTTTGTTTTTATTATTTTTGTTTTTATACCAAGTTTCAAATGAATTGAAAGTCTGAACACCAGTATCGAAATTTCTTTGTCTTCCAGCATTAAAAGCCATCTCTAAATCTTTTTTATAAAATGTTTTACGTTTATATTTTTTCAATATTATTTTCATAGTTTTCTATTTTTTGTTTTACTTCATTTAAAAACTGAATAGTATTATATAAATCAATCATTTCATCTACTGCTATTAACGCACATAATTGTGCGTTTGGTAAATCGTAATAACCTTTACTCTCTTTTAATGATTTGTAAAATTTATCTACTAATTTTTCTCTTTACTCTCATTAATACTTTCAATTAATTGTTTTACTTCTGTTACATCACAATTATAAACATCTTCTAATGTATTTACACATTTATTTAACATTTGCAATAACTCATTTGCTTTTGTATCTTTTATTGCTTTATCAAATAATAATTGTATTTTATAATTTGCCATTTCACTTGTACCCCATTTATGGTGTATTTTTATTAATTCATCTTGCACATTCATTTTAAATCTATTTATCGTTAATATTTATATAACCTACTATTACACCTAAACCAGTAACAGCACTACCCGTGTATAATATTTCAGCTTTACCTATTGGTTCCCAGTTACAACTAAAAGCTTTATATACACATTTAATTTCACCTATTATCAATATAACCCATATTATAATAGGAATTAATAGTTTTATCATCTTATTTAATTTTTAATTTATAATACAAAGGTATGTATAATATTTCAATTAAACAAATTAATGTTTATATTTTTCCAATATTTTTAATGATTTTTCGTTAACGCTAACAATACCACTTTCAATTAATTTTAAAATTTCATTTTTTTCTAAATAAGGTGCAGCAATTTCAGTTATTACTTTAAATTTATCACCATAAATTTCAATACCTTTAGAAATTTTTAAATCATTATCTTTATATTTTAATAAATTATTAGGTTTAATCTCATATATAAATTCACCATCAGTGTAATCTGGATAATAAACTTTTTGTTTACCATCTTTCTCATAGATAATTTTATATTTGTTATTCTCACAAGTTTTATATGTCACTTCTTTATTTCTATGTAAAAAAGCTAACTCTAATGAACTTCTAAAATACAATCCATTGTACCAACCACAGAAATGACTAATATTATTTAATTTAGAAATATATTTTCCCCTATCTAAATTGGTTGAATGATATTTATTAAGGCTACTACCTATTTTAAGTTTAGTTTCTTCAGAATGTTTTAATGTACCATTTTTTCTTTTCGAATCAATGATTTTAGTTTGCCATTCCGAATCCCTATCAACAATTTTACCTTTATTAGCTGCACTAATTTTATCTTTAACTAAATCTAACAAACTAGGATTTGTTACACCATATTTTAACATATTAGAATTCTCCCAATTTTTTTGTTTATTTTCTTGGTTGGTGTTTAAGATTCGTTTTGAAATATGTTCTTTTGTTTGGGCTTTACCTTTCCAGTAATCACGTTTAATGGTTTTATCATTATTTCGACATTCTACTGAACAACTTTTTAAATATCCAGTACCAGCATTTCTATAAGTAGTTTCATTACCACAAACACTACATATACCTTCACCTTCTTTTTTTAGGTATTTGTCATAGTATTCTCTACCATTTAAAAAATGTTTAGCATTAACATGCGTTGTTAACCCTTTTAATGAGTTGAACTCTTCATTACAAATTTTACAAGTTTCCATATCTTTTTAATAATAAATATATAGAACTTTGTAAAAGTTTCAAGTATCATCTTAACAACGTGCTTGTCATTGTGATAAACAGCACATGTTCTTGGGTCAGTATCTAAAACAAATATATTCATAGGATAAATGTAATAATAATTTTTTAATTAACCAATTTAAATTCGATTATATCTAATAAATTTGTGTAATCTTCATCTCTATGTTTAATGTTTTTACCATAAAGATAACTTCCTTGTGCTTGAGTAAGCTTATCATAAACTTCAATTGAGTTACCACCTACGGTACCTAATGAAAATTCATAGTTTTCATTGTTAGCGATGATTTCTTTTAAATCTTTGTTCAATACTCTGTTGTTGAAATATGTTTCCATGACTATTATTTTTAATTATAATACAAATGTAAATAATGTTTTTGACATATGCAAATAAAAAAAGAGGGTTATTCACCCTCTTTTTTGAACATCTTCTCAACTGGCATCGTTATGAGAATCACCAAATGTGTTAATAGTGATAAGAACACTAAAAATGGATATGGTGATTGAAATAAAATATGATGTCCCCATATAAATACTAGGTTCAGTACCACCAAAGCTAGTATTTTTAATATTATTTTTCTCATTAGTTATTTAATAATACTGGTGTTTTACCATCAGTGATAATAACTTTGTTATTACTATAACGGATAGCGTTAATCCATTTTTCTTGTAACACCTCTTTGGTTAAACCTTGAGATTTGATTCTATCAGCTTCAGCATCAATTTTAGCTTGTTCCAACTTCATCTTAGATACTTCTAACTCGTTTTTAACACGATTAGCTTCTTGAATAGCGTTGTTTCTAGCTTCAATTGCTTTTTCCATAGATTCTGGTGGTGTTAATCCAGACGTTACTTCTTTAAGTTCAAAGAATTTTTTACCAAATTCTTCACGTAGTCTTTCTTGTACCTTAGATTCAAAAGAGTTTAAGTTATTCATAAGTGAATCTGTACTATAATTCCTTGCTTCTTCACGATAAGCGTTAACTACTATTCTATTTAATATACCTTTCTCAATGTTGTCCATCATTACTTCTGGTTCAGCAACACCAAAATGTTTGTAATTAAATACGATTTCAACACCTTTACCTCTAATTGGTTGATATTGGTAAACTGGGTCTACAAAAAACTTACCAGCGTCTTTTGCGTTAACTTTAACACCATCACAGTCACCACTAGTTTCAAACATTGGAACTTGGTATAATTGAACACCAGCCCACATTGTGTTTTGTTTACCAGTCACGACCTTGAAATCAGACTTACCATTTCTACCATAATTTTCCATTAGAACACCTTCATAATTTGGTTCTACTCTTGAACACGATGCTAATACAACTACTAACATTACTAATCCTAAAACTTTTTTCATTCTTTTTTCTTTTATTTTATTTAAACTTTATTATTTGCTTACTCTATCTAGGTTTTCAGCTACCCCTACTTTATTATTTCTAATAAAATGATTAAATTCACTTAGAATAGTCATTACATTTGGATAAGGTTTAGTTTCCTTATTAAAAGCTTCAAATTTAATTGAAATGTGATGTATAAATTCAATTGCTTTATCAACATTAACGTTATGACAAATTGGTTTATAACCAATAGCTATTTTAGTTTCTTTGTTGATATCTTCAAAATGAAAATTACCATCTTTTTGATTGTATTCAATTCTTACATTCATAGATTATTAATTTAAGTAAAACATTCCTAATTCACCAATTGACATTCTTTTTTCAATTATTTTTGATTCATGACATAATAAAGCGTCTTCAAAAGTCTTTATGTTTTTATTAACATAAATTAATTGCTCTCTAAGAATTATCTTTTCTAATTCATCTGTTGTTTCTTCAACTACATAATTAATTGAATCTCTAACATTTTTTAATTTGATTAGATTTGACCATACTTCACCATGTGAAAATTTTAGATAAACATCATCTAAATCAAATAACTTTTTATTAATATTCATAATTTAAGTTTTTAATATAAAACTAAGGTACGGATTTTTTTTGACAAAAACAAGTTTTTTTTTACTTGTTTATGAAATCTATCAATCCATTTACATCGTAGATAACAGTTTTACCATTGTCATCATCAGTAAAGTCTGCAATTCCATTCAAAATTTCAAGTCTAACAGCTTTTTTATGTTGCTTGATACATTCTTCTAGATAACCCTCAATTAATATTGCTAATGGGTTGTTTTCGTCACGTAGCGATGTTAAGATGTCGCTAGTCATTTCTTTTGGTGTTTTCATTGTTTATGATTTTTAATTATAATACAAATGTATACAAATTCCTGGAATTATGCAAATTATTTTTTATTTTTTTTCATAATTTCTTCAGTTTGTCTTTGAAACGTAGTTACAGCAGCAACTATTTTACGACAATCTTCATCAGATAACGTGTTAGCATCAGCTAACATATCCTTGATACCTCTAGTGTTTAAGTTGAAATAAAGATTTTTCAACTCATTCAATTTAAGCATTGCTCTTTGAACTGGTGTCGCTTTACCATCTTGTCTTTCGATATCTTTATCTATCTTATCTTTACCATACCATTTAGGTAATTCTTTGCCAGTTTTCTCCTTTTTAACGGACTTTTTCTTTAATGGTGACTCTACCACTATCTCAACAAGTTTACCTTCTTCCTCGTCCTCTAAATAAGGTTCTTCGACTTCAATTTCTATTTCTTTATTACCACTAACTTTGATTTCGTTCTCTGACGCTAATCTAAGATATTTGTCAACTAAATCTTTTTTTGTTAAGATTAGACCTTCAAAGATTTCAGTTAGTAATTCAACTGTACGTTCATTTAATGTACCTTCTTCTGATAGCTTGTATAGAACTGAAAAAGGTAATTTTATTTCATCAGTAAAGATTTCTTTTAAGTCAGAATCTTTATCAATAACACCCAATGTTAAGGTAGTTGAAAACGTTAAATCTGTGATTTTTTTAATCTCTGTTGCCATAACTTTTAATTTTATAGTACAAATGTATATAAAAACCTGGAATAAAACAAATGTTTTTTAAAAAAAATCAAAAAAAAAAACCATCATAACGATGGTTTTTAATTTAAAGTATGTTTTTATTATTTTGTGGCACCTGGGTTTTTAATTACGTTGTACAATCTATCGGCATCTTTCAATGTTAAACGTCTTACAACATTAACACCATTTACTTTTTCCTTTTTATTTAGAATTTCACGTCTGTATTTAGATACAATTGTATCTTTTTCAACATCATCAGCATTAGCATTTAAAATACCAGCTGAAATCAATATTTGTGTATATTTGAAGGGTTTACCTGGACCAACTGAATTTCGTATCTCAATTGTTTGAGTGTCTAATTTTTCTTTTTCATCTGATGAAAGACGCTCGTAATCATCATCATTTGATGAATTTGGTTTATCTTTAGACTTTTTTTTAGCTTTTGCTTTTAAAGCTTTATCACTAACTTCATCTAATTCGAAAATAGATTCTCTAAGTAATTTTTTTATATCATTTTTAGTCATAGCTCTTTTTTAATATAAATATCTTAAAAACTATAAAACAATATAATTTCTAATGAAATTATCTAAATTATCTGGTGTATCTATTAACCCATTCATTTCTGATGGGTCAATAGATATTTCTTTACCAGTTAATATGTATAATTTTTCTTGTACTTCAACTATAATATTATTCAATTCGACAGATTTAATATCAGCCCATTTATCAAATATCATTCGTTGCTGTTCTTCGTCTAATGAAAATATCGTTTCTAATTGAATTAAAACATCTTTCAATGACACGTCATTTCCAGTTGATATTTCTTTCAACTTGTATGATACGTATGTAGATAAGGTAAATTTATAATTATCATTCAAATATTTTAAAACGATTTGTTCCATTAAATTTCAGTATATGCAGATACAATCTTTTTATTTGTTCTAAGTTTAATTAAACATTTCTCTTTGATTTGTCTAACTCTTTCTCTAGTCAAAGAAACCATTTCACTTACTTCTTTAAGCGTTTTAGGTTCACCACCATCTAACCCAAATAAAGCTTCTATAATAATCTTTTCATTTGGTTTAAGCACGTTTAAACTTTCTCTAACTTCACGTTTGAAATCAGAGTTTACTGTTAAGAAATCAGTTGCTTGTGCTGTAGGGTCGTTTATTATTTCATGTAACGTTAAACCATCGCCATCATCACTCATTGGGCTATCCATTGATAACATTCTAACTGAATTTAATTCACCCAACAATTTAAATGATTCATCACTTGTCTCAATAGCTGCCTCATATTCGTTAACATGATAACCATTTTGTTGTTCTAAATCAGACAACACTTTATTAAGTTTAATCATAGATTGAACTTTATTGAATGGCAATCTAATCATTTTACCATTTTTACCAATATACTCAACGATAAGTTTTCTAACCCACCAAACAGCGTATGAGATGAACTTTAAGTTTCTCTCTGGTTGAAATCTATCTACAGCCAATACCAATCCGATATTACCCTCATTGATTAAATCTGCTAAATTTAAGTTTGTTGTTAAATATTGTTTTGCAACAGTAACAACAAATCTTAGGTTTCGATAAATTAATTCATTTCTAGCAGCCTCATCGCCATTATGCGCTCTTAATGCACACTCATATTCTTCTTCTGCTGTGAATGGTTTTGCTTGATAGATATCTCTTAAATAAAATTTAAGTGAATTGTCATCAATGTTAGCGATTGTTGTTACGATTTTAATTTGTTTCATACTCTCTATTTTACTTTTTTAAATTATAAATTACGTTCTAATTCTCTTTTTAAATCCTTTTCTTTTATGGATTCTCTTTTGTCATGTAGGTTCTTACCTTTAGCCAAACCAATCTCTAACTTTATGAATCCAGTATTAGTTAATATAACCTCTAATGGAACAATAGTCAAGCCTTTTTGTGAAATTTGTTGCTTTAATTTAACGATTTCTTTTTTGTTCATAAGCAGTTTTCTATCCCTAATTGGTGTGTGGTTGTTGTGTTTACCACCCTCTTTATGTTCTGCTATATGCATACCTTTAATAAAGATTTCATCGTTGGCGATGAAACAATAAGCTTCTACTATTGATGCTTTTCCAGCGCGAATAGATTTAACTTCTGAACCAACTAATTTGATTCCAGCAATGAATTTTTCTAGTATACTATATTCATAGTATGCTTTTTTGTTACTAATAATTGATTTCATTTGATTTTATTTTAAGACCTAATTCTTCTAACCCTTTATCATGACAATCTCTTACTGCTTTCATACCATATTTTGTTGCAATAGACTCTAATGCTTTGGCGTGGTAAGCTTCTTCTGGTTCAATCACTTTAAACAATTGTAATAAATCATTTGGTGTGTTTGAATCTTTAATTATAACCCTCATTCTTTTAAGCGATAAACCCTCAGCATAAGCACCAATAGCGGCAGCTGTTTTCATATCACAAATACATGGAATTGTATTTCTCCAATACCTACCATCTTTGGTTGATTTCTCGTACTTTTCAATCCCTCTGTTTTCTAATATTACTTCGACCATATTAGCGTGATTAGCTTCTTGGGAAGCTATATTCATAAAAGTGTTGTATGCTAAATAATCATTTTTACAATAAGTTTTAGCAAAATTAATAAAACGTTCTTGTGCATCTTTTTCATTGTTATAAAGACCAACAAGCCAATGCTCAAGTTTTTCCTTGTCATTTAAACACTTTTGCCACCAATCTTCAGTTATTGATTTCATTCGTTTTTATTTTTAGAGTTTGACCTAACACCATCACATGAATCTTCACACCATCTAATAGTTCTTGCTACTATTACGTTTGTTGTATGTATATCACAACCCTTTTTCATTAAATCAGCAAACTCTTTTATCGTGTATTTATCCATTGTGTGTTTTACTGCAACTTTTATAGCACCACCACATTTAGGGCACGTTGCAACTTGAACTTTTACCATTCTTAAATCTTCTTCTTTATTCATACTGCAAAGGTAGATATTAAATTTGAAACTTCCAAATTTTTTTACGGCTTTTTTGCCGTAGCGATATCTCCATCAATATAAAGATACTCACCAGTGGTTCCTAAACAATCAATTAATATCAAATTAGGTAGTTCTTTCATCAACCCTAATTTAGCAACAGTTGTGTGACCTACAACATATACTATATCATCCAACGCATCGGATAATAACGCTTGTGGTCTAACCCATATCGGTGGTTGAGTAACATCGTTACCAGTTTGTGACCAATTATCACCCATAGTAAAACCAAAATATCTTGGTTGTGCTATAAACTTCTCGTTAATACTATTCTCTAAATCAGATATATCAATACCAGTGTTACTAGCCCATGTCTTTGTAACACCAGCATGTGTAAATACAAAGATATCATGTACAAAACACATCTGCATCAATGGCAACGCTTCTTTAAGTATCTCATTGATTCTTTTAGAAGCACCATATTGGTAACCAGAATAAGTTTCTGGTATGAATCCCATATAATGTGTGTCGTGGTTCCCTATTAATAAAATAACCTTATCCATATTTGTCTTCTTAAACTCTATAATATTTAAGAAATTATCAATTTGTTGTTCAGCTGAAATATCATCATGAGAATCGAAATAATCACCCATAAATATGAAATGGTCTACTTTATCTATTTCTTTTTCAGCTATTTGGGCCCACTGTGTTCTACCATGCAAATCACCTATGGCCACAATACGTTTTATTATCATATTTTATTATTTTAAGTTTATAACACAAAATTACTAATTTATTTTTTATCAAACAAGTTTTTATTATTTTATTATATATTTATTATAAAATAACATGAATAAAACCGAAACTAATGAATTTTAATGAGTTTATAAAAGAAAACTATAATACTTTAGGTATGAAAAAATGTGTTGAATTATTAAATACGACTAAGGGTAAGGTACAAACAATAGTTAAAAAAAATAATTTAAAAGTAGATAAAAAATCATTAAATAAAATATTAAGTGATTCTACCCTTAAAACTGGGGATAAATGTAATGTTAGTATTATTAATTTTACTGAAAATATTAATAAATATAGTGTTTATTTATTAGGTTTGTTATGGGCTGATGGTTATATCGCTAAAAACACTAAACAAAGATATAACATCAATATAGAGTGTCTTAATGAAGATATGGAATTTTTTAAAACTATTTTAGATAAAATAGGTAAATGGAATTATTATACTAGAAAAAGAGGTGATTGGCAAACAATCACAAAAGCAAATACTTGTAATAAAGAATTATTAGAATATTTATCCAAACATGATTATAATAATAAAAGTGTAGCCTCACCATGTTTAATAATTAAAACTATTCCTAATAATCTTTTAAAATATTTTTTATTAGGTATTATTGATGGTGATGGTTGTTTTTATTTTAATAAAAAACACTTTTTAAGACAATTTAGTATATGTGGTTCATTAAATCAAGATTGGACTGCTTTTGAAAAAATTTTTAATGAATTAGGTATCGTATATAAAATAAGTAGAAGACCCAATAACAAAGGTGGGTCTTCATTAATAAGAATATTGAATAAAAATAATATTAAAAAATTAGGTGACTATATTTATAATACTATTTCTGATGATAAAATTGGGTTACCTAGAAAATATGCTAAATATTTAGAAATAATAGGTTAGTCACCACAAGCTACTATTTTCATATTAATTAAATTTTGGTTCTTGATGGAAAAAAGGACCTAATTCCTTTTTCTTTTTTATTGGTTTAAGTTCATCTGGTAAGTATTCACCAAATTCTCTTACCATGTTTATTTTAGCTAGTATATGATAATTGTATTCTATATCAAAATTAAAAGCTAATATATTCCAAGCAGCACCTTTTGACATACCTTTATTAACGTTGCTTCTAACATTCCAATCAGTTATATTAGCTTTAGCTTTATTAAACATGGTTTGTAATTGTTGATTGGTGATAACCTCAGCAATCTTTTTAGCATCAGCTCTATTCATTTTTAAAAGTTTTTTCTAATTCTGTTACATCATCTACTTTAACCCATTTATTTCTTCTTGTAGAGAAAATACACCAATCGGTTTCACTTAGTCTTCTATAAACATTGTAATGACCATTATCATTAATATAAATGATTTTATAGTTATGGTCTTCTACTTTTAATATTTTCATACATTAATCTTTTCTAAAATTTCATTGTTTTCATATAAACCAGCCATAGACTTAGCAAAAAATACTTTATCAGTAGTCATACCTTCAGTTAATTCAGCCAATTCAATATTACCATCAAGTATTTCTAAACGTTTTGCGTATGAAGGACCAGTAATTTCCCTAACAAACTTGAATCTTGATGGCCTATCTTTCAATGAATCATCTATTTTATCAATGTCGTTGCATGTCATAACGAAAAATACTTGATTGTATTCATTATAAACGCCATCTAACACAGAAAGTAACACATCAAATGTAAATTTAACTTCGTTATGTTTCATTATACATTCTCTTTTGTTAAAATAGTTATCAAAATCTTCAAATAAAACAATACATCTTTCTGGAACATCAGCAAACATGCTTAATATATCAAAATTATTATACTCTGGGTTTAAAAATATTGAATATATAGGTAAATCATATTTCAATGATAAGTATTTTATCAATCTAGTCTTACCAGTTCCAGGTTTTCCATACAATAAAGCGCTAGTTTTACCGCAGTTATTTTCAAACATAGTTTCAATATCTTTTTCAATGTCCTTATACTGCTTATCGTCAATATAAACTTTAGGATTACTTTCTCTAGTCATCTGCCCTAACTTATCTGAACCCCATGGCATAAGAGCCATTACATTGGTGTGTAATTTATTGTTAGCTATTTCTTTAACGATAGACTCAAGTTTTTTCCTATGCCATCTGAAATAATAAATTTCAGATATCAATTCTTTTGATTGCCAACCAGCTGTCAACAATCTTTCGCTTCTTGTAAAATAAATTGGAATACCATTTAAAAAAGCAAAAGCGCTATAAGTACTAGGGTACTTTTTATTTATTGACAACTCATTATTGATTTCAAATTTATATTTCAATTTTTGAACTATTGGTAACATGTTTTTACTCAAATTATCATCCAACCTAAAATGTTGTGAGATGATAAACTTAAAAAACGCCCAAACTGAAACTAATGAACCAGTGATTACACCGATTAAACTCCAAATTCCCATTATATTTTAGATTTTACGTGTTCTATACTTTGTATTAATTTATCATTTTCGTTATTCAATGATACTAATATCTTTCCATCACCATTGTACTCCCAACGTACAATAAATTCTTTTAATTTGATAGCGCCAGATTTAGGTCCATCTGAACATTCACTATCATTATGTACAATAAATTCACTCATATTTAACTTTTATTAATTGTTTATAATCAACTATTGGTCTGCTCAAAAAGAAAGAGTCATCAAACTTATATAAAACATCATAGTAAACAACCCAATCACCTTTTTTAATCGCAGTATCTAATCTATCTAAAAAGATAGAGGGGGTGAATATCTTACCATTACCCCCAATTACTTCAACTTTTTCCATATTAACAACGATAAACTACATCACCTTCGTTTCTATTTAAGTTACTAGGTGTGTGAATTTCATTTAGTAATTGCTGATGTTTATCATCACCCATACTTGGGTCAATCTCATGTTTAAACACTAGCGCTAAATGTTTTTTTATCATTTCAGTCTCTTTAGGACCAATCTCTTTAGGGTCTGAAACTTCAAAATACCCCATTAGCCAATACGCAAAATCTCTACTTCCCATTTTATTTTTTTTTTTATTATTTATATTCCCATTTAAATCCACCACTACTTTTAGTTTTACCAGATAAACAATTAATAATTGCTGTTCTACTAATATTAGTAATCAATGAAGCTTTACTAATACTTTCAAACTCATTAATTATATTAGAGTTAACATCAATCTGTAAAATATATTTAGTTTTTTGTTTTTTCTTTTCATATTTTGATTGCTTTTTAAGTTCAAAAGACCAAATAAAACCACCAGCTTGTTTTCTTAAACCTTTACATGTTTTAGTTATGTTACTATGTATAATATTTAATTCTTCCCCAGCTTCAACAGCTGAACCCCATTCTTTAATATATTCACCATCTAAACTATATTGAAAAACTTTCTTTTTATTTTCATTATGATATTTTCTAATACCATTAGCTCTATTTTTCTTACCTTCTTCAGTATGGTTAACTGGTACACCTAATCTGGCTTTTCTATTATTTATTCTTTGTTCATCAGACCATGGTTTTCCTAACCTACCATAAGTTGCAGAATTACCACCACCGTCTAAAATATTAGTTAAATCATATCTTTCACGATAATAATCAATCCAAAAAATTTCACGTTCTTCCCAGTTTGTTTCATCACAAACTTCGATAATTTCTAATATTGGTTTTAAATCTTTATTAAGTAAAGAATTAATCCATCTAGCTGAATGATATTTATTTGTTTTACTGCGTTTTAAATGTGCACTAAAACGTCTAACTAAATTATTTGTTTTACCAACATAACGAACATTATTAGTTATAGGGTCTATTAATTTGTAAATATATATTGTTTTCATATAAATAAATATAAACAACATATACTAAAAGTCAATAGATGTCACAATTTTAATTTAACCAGAATGCAAAATCTCTACTTGTCATCTTCTTTTAATTTTTTAATTTCCATATGTGCACCTAAAGCACCAGCTGCCATTCCAGAAGAAAGTAACCAAGCTAAAGTAGCCTCTAGATTGTTGTCTCTATATGAAAAATAGGCGTTGAATAAACCAGCTACCATAGCCAATCCATAAATCCACATGTTTATTTTATTCTTATTCATATTAATCAAATCTATAAATGTAAACGGTATCAACGGTCTTTCCGTCCGTTACCAATTTTATTTCTGGTTTTATTGGTGTTGATACTTCGAACACATCATCAACAAACACATAATCAATCAATGAATATAATCCTACCATAAGCAACAAACCAAAGGATACTAATCCTATAAAAAAAGCAGTAGCTAATCCACCAAATGTATTATCAAACATTTTACTTCTTATTAAAATATTTATCAACTCTTACCATAACAATACCATAAAGTGTCGCCAAACCTAACGCACCCAACACCCAAATTGGATTACTAGTCATTGCTGCGATTATTGATGGGACAACTATTATAGTTAATAACGCTGATATAACCATAATATTATATGGTTTCTTTTCAGTTCTCTCTACCCACACAAGGCGTTCTAACGCATCTTCCATATCTTTACCATACGCTGGCACTTCATGTGTAGTACCATCTACTTCTAAGATAGTGAATTGGTATTTAAAATACCCAGGCGAAGTCTTGCTTTCACCAATCAATTTTCCTTCAATTGCTTTTCTTCTTTGTTTCATATTTTTATTTTAATAAGTTAAACCAGTCGTATCGACACCTATGAATTCATCCAACATTTTCAAATCTGGTTTCATAGAACCAGGAAATTCCATATAATTAAAAACTTTCCCTTTAGAATCAGTCAATTCTAAAAGTCCTCTAGTAAAATTATAAATTTCATCTTTATCCAACGTGGCTATTGTTTCTCGGTGTTCATCTAAAATAACAAAACCTTGCTCAGTTCTGAAAGCTTTTAAAATATCACCTTCTGAATTTAACAACACAACACTAGGAATACCAATGTATTGTTTTCTCTTCATGTTTTTTTCTTTTAAAATGTTTTCTATTCTTTCTTCTAATTTTTCAACACCTTTATCTGTTAGTTTATATGAATTAGGAAACTCACCTCTACCATCAGAAACCATACTCATATGTGCTGGGTCTATTAGTTCTAAATCTTTTAAAACCTCTAAAATTGTTCTAACTGTGTATTTCATATTGCAAATGTATTATTTTTTTTTGATATAACCTAATTCTAATGAAGAATTATTTCCATATTCTAAAAATATTGGTCTATTCTGCATCACATAACGTCTGTTTAATACACTAGCGTTAAGAAATAATGTACCATCAACAAATTCATGGTAACCATAAGACTCATGTATATGACCACACACATGTATTTTTAAGTCAGTAAATGTCGGTAACATTTCTCTTAGATATTCACATCCAGTTCTGTCACCTTCCAATGTTATATCCAAATAACCAAAAATTGGTCCATGTGTTACAATGATGTTAGTATCTTTAGGTATCAAATCCCAATGTTTCTTTATATCCTCACCAATTCTATTGAACGCCCAACCACCAAAATAAGGTTGTACTGGACTACCCCAAATCTTTATACCTTCTATCTCAACACCACTATCGTTAAGATAAGTAATGTTTGGATATTTTGATAATAGTTTGGTTACCATCTTTTTATCGGGTCTTTCAAAAAAGAAATCGTGATTACCAGCTATCAGTATTTTATGTGTATATGGTAATTGACTATACCAATTTAAAAAGGCTGTAACTTCATATTCATGACCTCTAGATGTCATATCACCAGAATGAATAATAATATCCCCACCAGACAAATAGTCCATGGGGATAAGATTATGTTGATTATGTGTATCACTTATAAATGTTATATTCATTATGAAAAATTTTCTTCATCGTTATGTTCGCTTAAATCACCGCCACTGTATTTATCAGTGTCGTCATTCAACATATCACCAATAACAGCCCCAAACACATTACCACCAGCAGCAGTTCCAATTACTGTTGAGTCGCTAAGATATCCAATTACCATAGATTCAATAAATGAATTATCAGCATCTGGGTATTGTTGTCTTAAAATGTTGCGAGCTTGGTTTTTGCGAACTTCTTCTCTTATTTTAATTTTACTTTCATCATTGTTTAATAGGTCTTCAGTTGTATCTTCACGATGATTGAAATATTGTTTTACATATTCATCATCACCATTCTTTGTTATGAACAATCCATTTTCATCACGTTCAGTAATATTTTTAGCTTTTGATGTAAAATCTTGAATACGTTTTAAGTATTGACGTTTACCCAAATCACCATGCCAAATATGATACAACTCACCTTTAACATAACCAATCTTACCGTTGATTAGATTGTAAAACAATGCGGACCAATCATTTATTGCTTCTATGTCATCAGTGAAAGCTTTTGTTATACATTGATGACCAATTTGTCCAGCAGCTGCATGTGCCATGATATGGTCAGCACCACCAATAAGCGCTTTATCATATAATGGCATTTCATCTAACACATCACGTCTAGCGCCCCAAGCAAAACCAACGTGACCATGTTTGTCATAGTTAGTATCACATGAAATATATTTAGATGTATTGTGGTTCGCACAGAAACTTCTCCACATCTTAGGATGTCTAGTAATTGGATTACTAACAAATTCTTTTTCACGTTCAACATTAAATGTAGGTTGGTATAAATCTTTTTCCAAGTGAACACAATATTCAAATGGTTGTAAGATTTTGTTCGTTTGCAACGATTCAACACTTTCAACTAACCAATTTTTGTTGGTGAACAATACGTCAGTATCTAACCAAAATACATATTTGAATTTATTAGGCAGCTCTGAAATAATCTTATTTAATAAAGCTTCTTTGTGCCATAACAAATTAGATGTATGTATCCTAGAGATGTATTTGTTCTCTGGTAATTCTGGTTTAGCGTCACCAATAACACACTCAACTACTCTATGATTTAAGTGTTTTATAGACTCATACCATTTATTGAATGCTATTAACCTATAAGGGTTACCTTGTGGGTTAAAATAACAAGCAATTATTACTGCTTCTGAATGTGTTTTGTATTTATCACAATACAAAAATGTGTTTTTAAATTTGTCTAATAAATTCATAAATTAAAAATTTTTAGTAACGTCAAATGATTTACCGTCTGTGTCACCACCCCAGTTGTCAATTTCTTCACCATCGTAAAGTACGTTGGAAATAATATCGCCAAAATAGAAAAAGTCACCAACCTCAACATCAGAGATAACTATTTTTAGTTTTGTAATGTCAAACTCTCCTTCTAATTCAACATAACCTAAAAAGAAAGTTCCTTTTTCACCACTATAACAAATCAATAAGTCTTTGGTTGCATCAATCTCTGGGTATTCATTTTCAACCAATGAGAAATCTTCGGTATCATAGTCATACAAGTTTTCTTCATCAATCTCGTACAATTCATTACCGTCTTCATCTTCAATGGTGATAGTAAAAGGTGATGTTGCACCAAAACAATGAAACTGGTCATCGATTTCACTTGTCCCATTATCTAAATCTTCAAAAACAATTTCTTGTAAATCTTTGTCTGGGTTTGAAAGAATCGCTTTTTCTTCTTCTGTTACGGAACCTATGGTTAATTCTGAACCATATCCGCTAATCCTAATAGAATATTTCATATAATTTAATTTATTTTCTACAAATGTACAAATAAATTTTTAATTAATCACCAAAAGTAAGTATTTTTTTTACAACTTCTTTTAAATTACCCCAGATACCTTTATAAGTAACGCCCCTAACCAATCTATTGTCAATCCAAACGTATTCATCGTCATCGTTGATACATCTAGGTTTGTTCATTATTAGTCCATGATACTTAACGTTATGTTGGTCTAACCAATATGTTGTAACACCTCTGTCTTTTTCCTCACGCGCTGTGAAAAAAGTAATGGTATGACCTTCATCATACCATTGGTTAATTTGTTCAATAGCACCTTCAATTGGTTTTGCTATTATATATAAATGTGAATCTTCATTCTTTATGTCATCACATATAGTTCCATCAATATCGATTAGAAAATGTTTCATCTTATATTTTTTTAACTACAACTTTAATTTTTCCTTGTCCATGATTTGCTAATTTACCAAAAGAATATTTACTCAAATCAACATGGTTTACATAACCGCACACATCTGTTATTTCAACAGTGTCTACTTTATTATTAAATACATTAGTTACCATTAAAAAACTACCTTTTATGTTTCTATGTTTTATTCCAACAGTTAAACCCATCTTTTGTATTAGGTTTCTACTTATAGCTGCTGTTGAATGTGGCCTATGCACTATAGGATGTCTTGATGTGTCATACCATGTGGCACTACAAATACTCACGTTAAATAAATCAAATGATAATAATGGTGTTATTACACAAATTATTATTAGTGTTCTTAATATTGTTTTCATATTTTATTATTTACATTAATCTTATTGCTCCATTTCTAAAGATACCTAAACTTCTACCCATGGCTTTTTCTGATGCTTCAATTACAGCATCTTCATACCATTTATCATACATCTTTAAAATGAAATCATGATGATAATGGTTTTCATTTACGAATTTTTCTAATAATCTTTTTTTGCTAAAAGGCCCATGACCAATCCAAGTAACTACCCAATTTCTAGAACCTAACGTTAAAACTAATTGAGATAATAAATCGGATACTTTATCACCAATGATTGTTTTTGAATACCAATCATTTAAATATTCTTTCATATATGAAATTAATTTATGGTGTTCTAAGATAAATTCTTCTTGGAAATCATTAATTAACTTAACGCTATTAATTTCATTATTTAAACCTTTGACGTATTCTTCTAGTTTTGGTGTTATATATTTGTCTTTATAATAAGATAAAAACAAATTTGTAATGAATTCATGGTGATATTCATATTTATGGTTTAAATCACAAAAATCTTTAATTTTATCCAATAAAAGTTGGCTTTTTGTTTGACAATCATCTAATTCATCAAAGATATCATATAGCTTTGCAGAAACAATTCTTTTCTTATTTCTAAACCATGAATTAACTATTGTCAACGAAGTTTCTTGGTCGTCAACATTAAACTCGCCAAATAATTTTAAAAATATTTTTTTAAAATCTGAAAATACCATTTTTTTATTATCCATGATATCTTCAACAGAAAAATCTGTTTGAGAAGTAACAACTCTGTATGATTTATCTAAAAAATTATTAATATATATTACATCATTCATAATGCCTAATATACTAATAAATTTATAAAAAATAAAGTTTATAAGTTAATTAATGATAAATTAATGTTCTTTTTCTCTATATCTACAGACGTTATTATAACATGAACCTCGTCTCCCAAACGTAAGTAAGCGCCAGATTTTGAACCTTTTACTCTGTAGTTTTCAACATCAGCAACAAAAGTATCCCCCATTATGTCAGACAACTTAACAAGACCATCACAACCATTTTCTTCAATAGTCACAAACAACCCATATTCAGCAACACTAGTTATCATACCTTTGTAAACTTTACCTATTTTATCCGACATATAAACACATTGCATGAACTTGATACTATCACGTTCAGCTTTCTGCGCTTTCTTTTCCCTTTCAGATAAGTGACCACATCTAGCATCTAATTTGTTTAGATTTGGCATTGGTTTCCCCTTCTTAGATTCATCCAAATACAACGATAGTAGTCTATGTAGGATTACATCTGGATAACGTCTTATAGGGCTTGTAAAGTGTCCGTAATGTTTGAACCCTAAACCATAATGACCTATATTCTTTGTGCGATAATCAGCTTTCTGCATTGTTCTAACCACAAGATTGGTAATCATATCTTCTTCAGATGTTCCTCTAACATTCAATAACAATTTATTCAATGTTTTAGTTGTTTCTTCTGGTGTGTCAATTTTTATGTCATAACCAAATTGGTGAATGAAATCTTTAAGATTTTGTAATTTGGTTTCATCTGGCTTATCATGCGCTCTGTTTATCATTGGTAAACCTTTTTGATTTATGAACTGTGCTACGTGTCTGTTAGCCAATAACATATATTCCTCAATCAACTTGTTAGAATCTTTACCAACCTTGAATAAAATATCAATCGGTTTGTTGTTTTCATCTAATTTGAATCTAACTTCATGTTTGTCAAATGAAATAGAACCTTTGGTGAATCTTACCTTACGCATTTTCTTAGCGTATTTGTCTAACACCAATACAGCTTGTCCTAACTCAGCAGCTTTTCTGAAATCCATTTCACCTAATCCAGCTTCTTCAGCTAATATTCTACCAAATTCTGACTTATCTTTACCAACAGATTCGATAATAACTTGTGCTTCTTCGTATGTAAATCTATGGTCAGAATGTATTACAGTTCTACCAAACCATTCTTCCATCACACGCCCATTTTGGTCGATTTTAAACACAGCTGAGAAACAAAGCTTATCTTCGTGTGGTCTTAACGAACAAAGTCCGTTAGAAAGCTTCTCTGGTATCATTGGCACACATCTATCCACAAGGTAAACGCTAGTCCCTCTACCATAAGCTTCTCTATCCAATTCTGTTTCTGGTCTCATGTAATGTGAAACGTCAGCAATATGAACACCAACTTCCAATACACCATCAACCCATCTAACACTTAACGCATCATCAAAGTCTTTTGCATCATGTGGGTCAATTGTGAACGTTAACACATCACGCATATCTCTACGTTCATCAATTTCTGATTGTGGTATTACTTCAGATATTGCGTTTGCTTCAGCAATTACGTCTTCTGGAAAGTCATATGGTAACCCATATTCTTCTAAGATTGAATGTATTTCAGTTTCATGTTCACCAGAGTTTCCAATAACTCTAACAATTTTACCGTTAGGGTTTTTAGCGTCTTCTTTCCAGTCAGTTAACGCTGCAACAACTTTTTGACCATGTATAGCACCGTTAAGTTTATTCAACGGAATAAAGAAATCAACTATTATTTTATTTGAATCTGGTATAAAGAAAGCGAACTTTTCACTTATCTCAATTGTACCTACAAATTCTGTTCTAAAACGTTCTACTATTTCAATTACTTTACCTTCTATAGAACGTCCTTGTCCTGGGATTACCTCTATTTTAACTTTATCTAAATGTAACGCTTTGTTTGTTTTAGATTTGTGTATGTAAATATCTTTTGGTAAATTCTCACTCACTAAATAAGCAGAACCACTTGCGTTAACGCTTATTTTCCCTTCTAGTATATCACCTATTTTAATCATTTAATATATTTTTTTTATAAATTTATTGACAAACTGTTTATATTTTGTCTCATCATTTTGTATTTGTCCGAAAAACCCTCTTGCTCTTGTCTTATATCTTTCTTTGTTATCAGAATAATTTAATTGTTGTGTGTAAAACGATGGATAAAGCTTCTTATTTAAAAGATAATACATTAAAGAACCATACTTATCAGCAATCAGTTCTTCGTTCACCACATGTTCAAAAAACAAGTCAAAATCGGGCAGCGATAAATTATTTAAAATTTCAGTTTTACCAATTTTCATCATTCTTTTCATATGTGCAGTTTCGTGCAATATGACAAAATAAAGTATTGTACCATAATCATGTGATATATGTCTTATGATTTGATTAACGTCAATGTATACACCATCAAAACTTGCTAGCCCTAATGGTCCAGTCAAATCAGCCATATGATAGTTAATATCTGACTTTTCCATAAATGAAATTAACCCATAAACATTATGATTTTTGTCTATGTCGTTAGAAAATATTTCAATTAACTTATTTTTAAACTCTTCTTTTATCATACTCTTATTATTAATTATTACAAATGTATGTATAATTTAATTAAAAACCAAATAAAAAACCCACTAATGTATAGTGGGTTCATTTTCAGTGTCTATTTTGGACAACATGTTTAATTTTAAATTTATCCAATCTGCCAGATGATACTTTTTCATCACCCCACTCTTTAAATACTGGAATATGTTCATCTCTATCATCCCACATTTTAATTTGTTTAACTTCTGGATATTTTTTAAGCAACTCATCCATAGTCTTCATCTTAGCATATTCAGTGCTTCCACCCTTATTGAAATGATATTCATGGAAAACAAGACCGTGTGCATCCAATATTTTCTTAACTTCATCAGATAAGTTTTGCATACGACCAGTTAACATAACAATAATAGTATCTTTTGACGCTGCTTCTAAAATATAATCAACTATGACTTCATCAACAGTTGGCATTTCAAACACGTCCAAATCCAAAGATTCTGGTTTTGACCACCAACCTTTATGTGGCCATTTTTTACCAGTCTTTTCTTGATACAAATCCTTACCTTCATCTGGCAAAGGTGTGTTAATTAATGTACCATCAAAGTCAAATATTGCTAATTTTGTTTTTTCCATAATCTTTTTAATAAACGTATAATTAAATTTTCTTTCTTTTCATTATTTAATAAACTACCATAAATTCTTTTGGTTGCTGAACCTATGAATTGTTTAGTTATTGGACCATGAGCGTTTATTGTTTGTTTTAACGCGCCACTTATCCTTTTAGTTTCGTAAATCTTTTCTCTTTTTAACTTTTCAATTGTGTCCAAATTATCTTTTTGGTATGTGTCAAAAACGATTAATATATCATTGATATCATTATCAGTTAACTTACCGTTAAACTTATATTCTAAAACACTTTTTAATTTATCTTTTCTACTTTTAAACATAGACATCATATTAGTAAATATCTACAAAGGTACATAAAACTTTTCTATTCTCCAAGTTTTCTACTAGAAATTCCAATCAGTGATGACCATTTTTGTATTGCTCTACTAACAGCTGAATCATCGCTATCAGTCATTGTGATATCAACACTTGGTGTTGGGTGGTCCAATTCACCAACTATGTGATTTTCTTGGTTCTCATATAATTGTACAATATCACCCCATGATTGTGTATAAATTTCTTCATCATAAACTCTACCATTTCTATTTGTTGGTCCTTGTCTACCAACCACAGTTGTTGCTGTTACTGTTTCTGAATCACCAGTCGCTGTGTCAACACCATATTGAAAATCCATGTATAATAACTCAACACGTGGGCCACTTATTGGTTGAACAGCAACTAAATCCATTCCAATAGTTTGTGCTGCTATTCGATGTGTTATTGGAAAACCAAATAAGTCATCCATTGTTTTCCAATAAAACTCCAAATCTATATCTGGTTTTATTGAAACAGCCCAACTTTCTATATATGATTTTACTTCATCTTCTTTTAAACCAAAAATGGTAACAATCTCTTTTATGAGTTTGCTACCATTGAATGGTGTCGGAATACGTCTATCATCATTAATAAAATAAATCCCATCATTACCAACTTCGCTGGTTTTGACATAGTAGTAGTCTGACAAATATTGTTGTATATAACTTTGCATATACAACAATATGTATTTTATTTGGTTTTGTCAACCCTATTTCTTAACTTTTGGTTTCAAAAGGCATTGCATTTTTTTACCTTCCATCTTTGGCATAGTTTCTGGCAAACCATGTTCTGATATTGAATCGATTAACTTTAACATAAGTAACTCACCTTTTGAAACAAACGCCATTTCACGACCTCTAAATTGCATTGTTAACTTTACCTTGTGACCCTTTTCCAAAAACTCAATAATGTGTTTAGAACGATAGTCCAAATCATTTTCAGCAGTGTTTGGACCTAACTTAATTTCTTTAACTTCTAAAGACTTAGGTTTGTTCTTTTCTTTACGTTTTTGTTCGTAAATGAATTTTTGGTAATCAACAAGTTTACAGATAACTGGTTCTACTTTGTCGTTAATCAAAACCAAATCAACTTCAGCCTTTTCAGCTTCTAGTAACGCTTGTCTAATTGACATTACAACACCATCAACCCTTACTTCTCTTGCAATGATTTCATCATTTATTCTATGTGCTCTTTTATTTTTAGCCATTTAACTTATTAATTAAATAATCCCAATTTGATATTAAATCTTGAATTGTTTCAACTGTTGGTACTTTATATCTTTGACATACAATATCAACGTTACCTTTTCTCCAAAAACCTTCTGGACAACATACTATCAGTTTACCACTAGCAGCATATAACCCTAACTCTAACAAAGATATTGGACTCTTTGTATTTGGGTCAAAATACATGACGATAATATCACTACTATCTAACGCATTTAATTCCCATGTAACTTGTTCATTAAACTGAACGTTTTCAATTTTTTGTTCCCATGAACTATCCCAATCATCACGTCTAGGGTTGAAAAATAAATAACTTTTATTAAAAGTGTTAACTATTTTCTCTTGCCAATTTTCGGCTTTACCCATTTCAATACTACCAGCTAAAAATATTTTTTTTGGTAATGTATATGGTGGTTTAATTTCTATTGTTTCCAATCTGTATAATTTTTAAATAATATAAGGGGTTTTTACACCCCCATATATTTTATCCTTCTGATACGCTAGGTTCTTCATCCCAACTCTCTAATGGTGTTGATGATTTTAATACATCTACAGCTGCTTTTAAACTAACTATGTCTTCATCAGCTTCTTCTTCTTCTAAAGCTTTAATTATACTTTTAGCTTTATCAGAGATTTCTTTTGAATTGTTAGTTGCAAAGTCGTTAGTTGGCATACCATACTCATCATATGAACCATATGTGTATGAGTAGTTAACCGCATCAGCATCTTCGATTTTAATGATGATTGGTTCATCAAACCCAACTTTTTTACCTTTGTCATCAACATAAGGTGAAACTTCAATAGTTGTCCAGTTAACGATTCTAGAAACATGTCCAATAGTTTGTCCATCAATTTCAAATCTATAACCAATTGTACCATCGTTGTATGTTGGTCTTGGGTAAATTCTAACGTTTTTAGCCAATTCAGATAATTTACCATCTTCAACCAATTTAACGTTATAGTTACCTTTGATTTTCTTAACGTTAAACACGTCTTCAAATGCAGATGGAGCTTCTTCGTGAATGTTAACTTCATTAATCACAGCCTTAACGATGTCAATAGTGATAGTTTCAAGGCTAGAAATGAAAGAAATACATTCTTTTTTCATTTCTGGATACTCTAAGATATCATCAATAACTTCTTCAACAACTTCTGGTTTAAGATTACCAAACATCTTTAAATATCTTACACGTGATGGTCGCTCAATTAAGTTTCTATCAACATATAAGTCGTTTGTTGTCATCAAGAACATACGTCTGAAAGTTGAATTCAACGCGCCATCCATGATTGTAAGCATTTGTGCTGAATCACCATATACTTTTTCATACTCATCAATAAAGATAGTAATATCTTGAGTGATAGTATTCAAGAAAGTATGCACACCATCTAATTTTCTATCAATAAGGATGATAGGTTGGTTAATCTCACTTGCGATTAATTTACTTGAGATGGAAAAGATAAATACAATCTGTTGCCTTCATCATTCCATACTTTTTTTAAATCACTCATTTATTTACTTTTAAATTATACTACAAATGTACTAATTAACTTTTAATTATGCAACTTTTTATTAAAATAAATTTACTACCAAACTACCACCATCGAATAACTCAAAACACATTAACTTATAGTCTTTAAGACATTCTTTTACTATCTCTTTCATTCTATCAGATTTACCAGTTATGATAACAATCTGTGTTTTATTCTTTTGCATACATTCCCAAACTATTTCATCTAGTTTTCTACAAACATCTTGATGTTTAATTCCATGTAAATCTATTGTCATTTTATTTTTTCATTAAGTTCAACAATCTTATCTAAACACGCAACTTGTGTTGGGTGTAATAAATTTCTCGCTTCATCAATGCTAACCCATTTATAATCATCCATCTCTGGAAATCCACCTCTATCTTCTGGAACATTTGAATTACACTTTAGGTCAAATTTTGTTGAATACAACCCTATACACGTTTTTTCAAAAATTACATATGGATGTAATTTTTTCTTTTTATGTTTATAAAATTGAGTTTCTAATTTAATAAACTCATCAATGTAATTAGATAAGTCTATGTTTGTTTCCTCATAAGTTTCTCTTACCGCAGCATCCAAAGAATATTCTGCTTTCTCCACTTTACCCTTTGGGATACTCCATGAATTTTTATCATGATTAGTTGGGTGACAAATCAACACTTGGTTTTCTCTGTTTATAAAGAAAACACCAGCAGCTGTTACTACTTTATCCATTTTTTTTAATTTTATTTTTTCTACTATAACATAAATAGGCCATAATATTGTTATTGATATTGGTAATAATAATAAACCTATTCTATAATAATTTTTTATACTAACATTAAACTTTCTAACTGTTATTTCATGCTCACCACCAAACTCATTAAATAATATAGTATATCTATGATGTCCATCAATAATTGCATTATCTTTTGATACCCATATAAGACTAATATCTTCATTGTAATCCTCAGCTATTTGTTTAATCATAGCTTTTTGTTTTGTACTCCAATGAATATCAGCGCTTTTTTTTCGGCAAACTATGTCTTTTAATTTTACTTTTACTAACAAAACCTTTAAATTTAATACAAATATATAAATAATTTATTCTAAAAACAAATTAAATTGTTATAAAATAATCCTCATCTATACTAATTAATTCAATTTTACTAAAATTAATTAGATTTAAGATGTTAAAAGCCACTTGTTGAGCGTTATCACCTTTTTCAATAAATTCATTAGTTTTGTTAACTTGTTCTTCATTCATTTTAAAATTATTTCCAAATTCACCTAAACAATATTGAACATAGTCTAATGTATTTTTTGGTGTTTTAGCATGGTCGGCTATTTTAGCAGCCAACCATAACTTACACTCTTCTTTGGTGATATCATATTTATGACACCATCTGATTGGGTGTTGCCACTCATACAATTCAATTTTAGCTTTAAACAATTTATTAATATGTTTTGTCCTTTCTTTAGTTAAACGATTAAAAGGTTTAAAATTCTTTCTCATTAGTAAAATGTTGTATATTCACCGTTAATAAAATTAATATGTTGTGCTCTACCATCTTTATGGATAATCACATGTGATTGTAACCATGTACTAGGTCCATTATTGTAACCAACTCTAAGTCTAGTACTAGTTCCGACAGCTAACGCACCATCTTTACGACCTGGAGAATGGTAGTGTCCAACAATTATTTTCGTGTTTAATTTTCTAAATTGTAATAAAGAACCTCTACTACCATTTGAACCAATATCACCATGTTGTCCTAACTCCCAATTCTTAACTTTATATGATGCACTTCTACCTAACGTAATAAACTTAGGGAATCTATCTTTGATTAATTCTGGAATTACACCTATAACTTCATCACCAGTTGCGTATTGTCTTAATAATCTAGCACTTAAATCCATATACAATGGTGCGTTCTTGAATGTAGGTTGCTTTTTCCAATCCTCATTCTTTAACCATCGGTCAACAAAATCATCATGGTTTGAACGAACAATAACTACATTTTCAAAGTGAGAGAATTTAGCTAATACATCCATCATATTTTCGATTTCTTTACCTAAATCGTTAGTACCTTGCACTTCTTTACCATACTGAACAAATGGGTCTTTCATTTGATGATGACTAATTGAATCTCCATCGAATACGTCATGCAATATAACATGTTTAGGTAACAATTGACTTGTCATCGTTAATGTTGATTTAATAACATCATCATCGTGATGGCCACAGTGTAAATCACCCAATACCAAAGCTTCCAATTCAGTTAAATTCTTAACAATACCATTTTCTACTCTGTAAATTAAATCAGAAAAGTTACCGTTTTTATCATCAGCTGTTACTTGTCTAACAAAAAACACTTCATCATCTTTAATCTCAACAATAACAAACCCAAAAGTATGGTGAAATTCACCCACTTTACCAGATTTAGAATCAGTATAGTTTTGCATAGTAATAGCACCAGTTGTTAACATCATTTTAGGCACATTACCATCTAACACTGGAATCATTTCCATTTGCACTTTAGGACTACCAAAAACACATGAATTAACTCCACTCAACGCTTGCATACCAGTCATAGGGTTAACAGCTGTTGGCGGTACTTTAATGTCAGACAATATAGATACATACTTATGTATATCATGTCTGTTAGCATCTAAATACTTTAACACTTTATCATCCCAGAACTCTTCATTTTCTTGCTGTTCAGACCATATACTAGTTGGATTTTTGTATCTACCAGCAATTACATGTATATCAGCATTGATATGTTTAGCATATTTTTCAATATTTTTAAGGAATTTACCATGAACTGGCGTGTTATTTTGCGCCCATGTAATAATAAATCTCTTCTTTTCTTTATCAAATACTTTGCTTTTTGCTTGAGTATATTGCTCTGGTTCAACTTCAGTCTTTTCTTTAAAATTTAGTTTCTCTGAACACCATTTTCTAACGGTTCTTTCTGAACGTCCAAACAATTTTACCAAAACATTCATTCTATCATCCCAACTCATAGATTTATCAGTGTAAATCTTTTTAGCTTGTTCAATTACTTCATCCGTTAATTCTTTAAATTTCATACTTAGTTATTTATTCAATTTTATTTTTTCTAAGATACTAATTTAATTAATAATATCCAAACTAAATAAGCCTTTTTTTAACTTTTTTCTTGCTCTATGGTAGTTTGTCTTAGACGTACTCTCGCTAATATTTAATTCTTTAGCTATATCTTTGTGTGATAATTCATCAATAGCATACATCTTAAACACTTTCTTAAATTGAGGTGTTAATGTTTCAATTAATTCTAATAAAGTATTGTGTGATATAGAAACAACAAATTCCTCATCATCAATGATTTCACTAGTAAAATATTCAACATACTCAACAGTTTTATCTTTTTTTCTCTTTCTTAATACATCTAATGTATAGTTACGCATAACAACACTTAACCATGCATCTAATTTAATATTTGAATTAGAATCCATTTTTTGTAACTTGTTGAAAATGTGAAGGAAACCATCTTGTAAACAATCTTTAGCGTCATATTCGTTACCTATATATTTTAAACAAATATTAAATAGGTGTTTATTATATTTTTCATATAATAATCCTTGTGCTTGTGTTTCTCCGTTAACACAACCAACAAATAATTCTTCATTATCCATAATTACCAATATTCGTATTCGGTTAAATCTAAGCTAGTTCCATCAGCACATTTTACTTCTACTATGTCACCCAACCCAGTTGGTGTGAAACAAAAGGAGTAGGCACCACCAATGGCACCTACATATACTTCCCCTTCCTTTTCGTTCTTTTCTTTTCTCCACTCATCATATTTTTTATGTTGTGCAGCACTCAAAGTGAACGTAACTTCTTTGTATTCTTTTTCAGCCATACACTTGTTTTTAAATGTGGCAATCAACCACAGTTATCAATGTATCTTCTGGTAAGTCTTTGATAAATCGGTCATAGAAATTCAATTCCCAATCAACAGCTTCATCATGTGTTTCATCAGACATCGCCCAAAAACCCATACTACCTTTCTCGTACCAAACACCATCTTTTACAACAGCCCACAAACTAAATGAAGAACGACATTTTGCATACGTTTCTTTATTCTTGTATCTTTCAGTGTAATACTCTGGTTTATGCCAGTTCCATTTAACTTGGTTTTTCTCATCTTCGTTTTTAGGTTCAGCACCCTCAACAATCAACTCCCAATAACGTAACGCTTCGTTGTAATCTTCTTCTGTTCTATGCATTTTAGAAAAATCAATATCTCTAACATATGCTGAATCAGTCTTATAACCTTCAGCGATTACTTTCTCTCTATCTTCTGCACGCCAACCCCATGAAAAATTTGGTTCATCAATTTCAACACCGTCTTTTACTACAATCGTACCAGCCCAACGACCACCTACTTCATACCAATCCCATTTAGAATCTGGATTGTATGTTGAATATACTTCACCATTTGGACCTAAATCTTCTGGTTCATAGTATTTAATGGCTTCAGCGTAAAGCTCTTCATCACTCATTTCCATTTTTTTAGGGAATATATTCTTAACGTATTCCAAATGACCTTCATTAGAATTTTCAGCATATTTAACTGGGTCAGCTAAATACTTAGCATAAGTACCATTCTTATACTCTTCTATTTCTTTTTTCTCGTTTTCAATTAGCTGCTCTTTAGTATATTTTACATACTTAGGCATTTCAATGTTTTCATCGTACTTAGCTAATTGTTCTTCAACGTTATCACCGATAACAAGGACGCAAAAATGTGACATTTTATTTATTTTTTTTTTATTTTACTTACTCTATTTTGTTTTCAGTATCCCCATTGTATTTTTTAAACCCTTTGTGTGATTTTCTTTCACCACTTAAAACTTTACTTAAATTAAATCTATGTAATCCATGTTCATCAGCAAATCTTTTTAGATTAGTACCAATATAAATTTTCCCTTCTTTATCAATAAAAGAATATTTTTTAGACTTTTTTTCAATAGTATCTTCATTTTGTTTTCTACCTATATTTGCCAATCTAGATTTCTCAACAGCTTCTTTAGGTTGTATTTTACCTCTATTTGAATCACCTATTTTTTTTCTTGTTTCTTCTGAGACAATCCTACCTTTTAATGAATCACTAATCTTTTTCTTTTGGTCTTCAGTTAAAACTCTTTTACTTGGTGACCCAGCTATTTCACAAGTATTATACCCTATAAGTCTGTCCCATGGTTTTAATTTATCTAAAAAATATTGTTCTTGTTGTAGAATATTTTCTCTATCACAATAAACTAACACTTCAACTATAAAATTTTCATTACCATATAAATTAAAAGCATTTTGTAAATGATTCGATGCGTGTTTATTATTAATTAAATCATTATAATGTCTATTAATTCTATTTCTTAAATTAACTGATGAACCGACATATATTTTATTATTTATTAAACATTTTATCAAATAAATCGCTGGTACATTTTTAAAATTTTTATATTCCATATTAAACTGTTTTTAATATAAATATAAACTAATACTGCAAAATGACTCATCTTTTTATTTTTTATAATGTTAATACTAGTGCGAAAACTAACCAACCCCAACCGTTCACACCCAACGCTGCTAGAGTTACAATACCACCAACCAATGCTATTTGCAATAGCGTTGTGTTGTTAAAATTAAATTTATTATTATCCATTAATATACCGTTTTAATTGATTTTAATGCTTCGTAGCTTAAATTATTTATTGATGCTGATACAGCCATACCAATTTGTTGTGCAACGCTAACAACTGTTATTTTTTGCTCTTCAATTGTTTCTAATGAATCACTAATAACCAATTCTGTTAGCATTGAGTTTTCTATGCGATTGTATGCTGGACCAGATAACACACCATGTGCGATTACTGCTGTAACAGTCTTAGCACCAGCATCTTTTAACACTTCAGCTGCTTTACATAATGTTCCAGCGGTGTCAACCATATCATCTAATATAACGACATGCTTACCTTTAACATCACCAATGATAATCATTTCATCAATTACGTTGGCTTGTTTTCTAGTTTTATCAATCATCACAATGTTTAAATTAACATCGTAACGTTTATTGATTTGGTCACGCATACGTTTAACACGTTTACCAGAACCAGCATCTGGACCACACAATACTACTTCGTTGTGGTTATACGCTTTAATAGTTTCAAAAATATAACTATCAAATACGTGTTTACCCTCAATGTGTGTAACTGGGATGTTAAAGAACCCTTGGATTTGGTCAGCATGTAAATCAAAAGTGATTACTGATGTTGCACCACGTTGTTCAATTATTTCAGCCATTACTTTAGCACCAATTGGTCCTCTGCTTTGGTCTTTCTTATCTTGTCTAGCATATGGAAAATATGGTAAGATAGGAATGATTTCTTTAGCACCACCACGTTTAGCCGCATCAATAGCCAAAGCTAAATTAATGATTGCATCTGACGTGTTTGGACTAGATAACAAAAACACAGATTTACCTCTAACTGAGTCAGTGAAATCAACACATAACTCACCATCGGAGAATTTTTGTTTGTTTAAATAACCTAAACTAATTTCATGTTCCGTGCTAAATAAATTAGCTGACTGTAGAATGGCTTCAGCCAATTCTATTTTACCATCTAAGGTAAATAATAACGATTGATTCATATTTTATTTTTTACATTTTACAAGCCCATTCAAGGACTATTGAAGCACCCATAACCATAAGATATTGAATAAACCCTTCTTTGCTGAAAAGGCTATATCTTTCACTTTCTACTCTACCCAAATCTATTGCTCTGAATAATAAAAAGTAACCTAGGAAATATAATAAAAACTGTTGCATTATATTTCTTTTACGATGTATTCCCAACCAGAATCAGAGTTCTGAGTCATTAACGCTGCAAACTTTTCAGCATCTGGTAAGTTATCAAATTCCAATACTTCTGTGTTAATATCCAACATCAACACGTTTAATGTTTTACCATTTGGTTGTATCACTTTCTTTATGATACAGTAACTTTTTACATTTTTCATAGTTATAAATTTTAATTAATACAAATGTATGAATAATTTTTCATATAAACAAAAAAAAGATGAAAATTAATTCATCTTTTTCCAATTTCTGTCGTGATATTTGGTCTTATAATGTCCCAAATCAAATGATTTATTGTGCAATATGACATCTAACGCTAACGGTAGTTCATCATATAACTTATCCCATTCTGCTTTCTGTTCATCAGTATACTCTACAACATCATGTATTTCAAATGGGTCAAAATTCTCTGGCTTACCATTTAATATTGTATCGATAGCTTCATAAATAGTGTCAAAACCAAACGGAACTGAATCTTCATCGTCAGAAATATTAACAATAAGGTTTTTGTTTTTACTCCAACGTAAATGTTTTAACAACTTTACGTGTTCTTCTTTTAACTCAAACTTAACAACACTCATAATTAGAATGGTAATTCATCTTCTTCGTTATTGTTAACTATTGTCATAGAAGACAAAACATCTTTCTTAGTGTCTTTTTTAGTTTTAGTAGCAGTTGTTGGTTCATCTGCTAAAGCAATAGCGACACCTCTTAAATTGGTAAAGTATTTACCTTGCCACTCACTACCTTTCAATAAGAAAGCAATTTTAACTTTTTCACCTTCAGCATGGTCATCCAATTTATTGATACCATTCTCATCAGTAAATTCAAATTTTATGTGTTGAGGATAATCCTCATCAGTAACTAAAACAATTTCTCTTTTCTTGAAATTGTTCTTAAATTCTTGAGTATCAAAAATCTCTTTGATAACTCCTTCAAAAGTGTAATATTCCATATTATTTATTTATTTTATACTAATATACTAATTAATCTTGTTATAACCAATAAAAATTTATATTTCTATCAAATTTAATAATTCATCAACGACTTCATTAACGCCTTCTACAGCACTTTTTCTTACATACTCAACGTTCAACCCATAGTTAGATAAATAATTCATTGGCGATGGGTCTATGTAGATAATTCTACATGGATTACTATCATCTGATACTCGTTGTCTAACGTTTGTCAACAAGTCCAATGTATAACTTATTTGTAAACTAGTCCCAACTACTATCAATACGTCAGCGTTATAAACTGCATCATAAGCTTTATCAACATTAAAAGGATACTCACCAAACCATACAATGTGTGGTCTTAATTGAGAACCAGTTGTTGGACATTTATCACCAATATTGATGTCATTATATCCAATATCAATAACTTCATCAACTGGACTAGGTTTATGGTTATACAAGGAACCTCTAGCTTTTGTCAATTCACCATGCAAATGGATAATATTACTAGAACCACCTCTTTCGTGCAAATCATCAACATTTTGTGTTATGATTGTAACGTCATAAACTTCTTCTAATTTAACCAATGCTTTATGTGCATCGTTAGGTTCAACTGTTGGCATTTGTCGTCTTCTATCGTTGTAGAAATTAAGAACTTTTTCACGGTCTTTCCTCCAACCTTCTAACGTACAAACGTCTTCAACTTTATGGTTATTCCATAAACCATCTTTAGTGTCTCTAAACGTTTCAACACCAGACTCTTTGCTGATTCCAGCACCACTAAATACTACTACTTTCTTTTTCATTCTTTTACTTTTTTATAACCAGTGAACAGTTTTATAATCATAAAAAAACCACCGATAAATCCAAAATCATACCAAGCACCATTGTTATTAACAGCATATACAGCGACATCGTCCCATATAAGACTACCAATAAATGATGGAACCATTATCATACCATGCCATGTGCCACCCCAGAACCCATAAGTATGTTCTGTTTCTGGTAAACATTGCTGAACATGAGATGCGTCAGCACAACCAGTTAATGCGAATAATCCTAACAATATAATTAATATTACAACACCAATAATTCTTTTTCTTTTCATAAACATTTTTTTATTTTTTCTAATTTTTCTTGAACTCTTCTATTAATTTCTTCTTCAACAATTCTATCAATAGTTTTTTCTAATATGCTTTCCACTATTTTATTTATTTTATCGTCAACATGTTCAATCAATGTTCTTTCAATTTGTTTTAACTTAAAATCAAATCGTTCTTTCATTTGATTTTTAGTTATGTTATTTGAAAAATTAAACTCAGCGTCAATAAAATCATGCAATACATCTCTAACTTCTTGAGGTTTAACAACCATGACATCCCCATTTTTGTTTTTAAACTTCAATGTATCAAAATCTGGAGATTCTTTTGCCGAATCCTTTCTAGTTTGATTATATCTTTGTATGTCAGATATCCTAGCCATTTTTTGCTTTTAATAACCATAAAACACTATCCCAATCATTTTCACCATCGAATCCAGCTTTGTCTTCAAATAGAACATTCATGTAAGGTTTTTTATCGTAGTTACCATACCCTTCTAAATTTGTAGGTATCTCTGGGTTCTCATTGATATAGTCAAAATGAATATCATTCTCTTTAAAATATTCAATATATTGTTCAATTTCATGTGGATGTGAACATGTGTAAAGAATCATTACTACATCTTTCATTTTGCTAATCATTTGTAATGTTTCTTTAGCAAATGGGTAAAACTCTTTAGGTATGTTTCCATACTCATAATTTGGTTTTAAAATAGTACCATGGATATCGAACATAAAATACCCTTTATCCCACCCTCTTTTCTCTTTATCATTGTAAAAATTTTCAATTGCTCTAGTTATCATAACTTTCTTTTATTTGTTTATATTTATTTATTTTCCTTGATAACCCGAAATCATCACCATTATAAATGTATTCACCTAATTTAATAATTTCCTTACCCAAAATTCGTAAAACTGAACTTTTATTTTCTTTTTTTGTTTTTTTATTAAAATTAATTATTCTTTTAATATTATATTTAATACCCAAATTTTCACATAATCTTTCAAAATAAGTCCAATCTTGGTCATATGATGAAGTTATAGCAAACTGTCTAGTATAATCTTTAAAATAAAACGAACCATCACCGTCAATCAAACCTCTGAAAAAATAATGTTTTAAATCATCTGGTATTTTAGATAAAATTTTATCAGCTGAAATATATGATTTTTTATCGTAATTGTGTTCAATTAAAAAATTATATATTTCTTTATTTGAACCAATCAAATATTTAGCTGTTTTCCAACCTCTTTTACTTCTATCTTGAATAGACTTACCCCAACTACCAACTTTAAAAAATAAATTTTCGATTTCATCAATATCTTCTTTAACACCACCAACGTTAAAATGTCTACCATCATTTCTAACATGTCCATCAGCCCACATAAAACCTAAAATATATGCAACATAAGAATCATTTATATTTTCAAATTTTAAATAATTTAAACTTTTTTCTTTTTTTATTTTTAAAACTCTTAACTTATAAACTATTTGTTCAACTGGTATGTTTAAAACATTTGAGCAATAATATCTATCAGTTAAAGGATATTCTTTAATTAAAAAATTAATTTCATCTTCAGTCCATTTATGTTTCATATTTTTATTTTTATTATAAATATATTAAAAAACACAAAAAAGTAAAGTTATACACATATGTTATTTAACGCCCAATATGTTTTATCCCAACCTCTATTAACCATGTGTTCATAATGGTTAATTCTTATTGACCTTATTATACTCATTTTTTATAAATTAAAAATTTTATGAAAATCCATACTATTCATTGAATAATATTTATTGTCATGTTTGAAAAAAATTGTATCACCAGCATAAACTATATCAGTTGGTGTCCATTTTTCAACGATATCAACTGGATATATATTTTCACCAACATTGGCGATTCCTACTTTAACTGTATTCATTAAATTAATTCGATTTTAATTTTAGCTTCTTCCATCATTTCAATAGCAGCTTTGAAATGTTCACCCCATACTTCATGGGTTAAATCTGGTTCTGGAGCCATTATTCTTGTTATACCAGATTGAATTAACGCTCTAGCACAATCGGCACATGGGAAAAGTGTTACATATAATGTGCAACCTTTCAATGAAACACCATGTCGTGCTGCATGATAAATTGCATTTCTTTCTGCGTGTTCAGTAAACAAATATTTTGTTGGTCTTTCATACCTACACTCAACACCATCATCACACCCTCTAGGTATACCATTATAACCCATTGATAAAACTATGTTATCTTGGTCAACTATAACAGCACCAACTTTTCTATTTTTATCTTTGCTCCACCCAGAAATGTGTTTACATAATTTAATAAACTTTTTATCCCAATTATCCATTCAAAATTTGTATTATCTTATCTTTTATCCCCATACGTTTTATACCTTCGTTTTCATTAGGGCAATGAACGAAGTTTGGATGTAACCATTCATCCATA